GATTGCCCTATTTTCAGCCCCTACTAAAACTGTTCTTTCTGCTGCTGACGTTGACATATTAAGCTGCTTTCGGAACTAAAATTGTGCGTCTTCTACTATACAGAGCTTTAACAGCTTCAAAGTCAAACACTGTTGCACTTGTACCTAATGCTCCCATAGTTCCAGTACCTACTGCTCCTTGAATACCTCCCCTTACTTGATCTCCACCAGTAAGAGCTAGTGTTTGGTTTGTAACACCACTTGCTCCAGTGGCTTCTAAGACTTCTGCAACAACTCTAGAGGATGCTACATTCTGTGCTGCAAGCGATGCTCCTTCTACTTCAGCTATTCTTGTATCTGCTGATGTTATTGATGCCGTTGCAAGAGCCACCTTAGAAAATAAAATAGGTGTTATCTCTGGATTATACGCACCCATTAATGTTGCAGATGCTGTTACTGTAGCAGTGCCTATAGAACATGTTGCAGAAACACTTTCAAGATCTTCTGTAGGCTGTTCTTCTACTTCTCCTATTGAACCTGTTGCAAAAACACCTGTAGCTGTTAATGAAACCCCTGCTTTAGGTGTGACAGTTCCTATAGAACCTGTAGCTGATACACTGTCCAGTGCCTCTGTGGGTTGTTCCTCAACATCCCCTATAGAACCTGTAGCTGAAACCCCTGTTAGTGTAGTATCTAACTGTACTTCAACAGTACCTATAGAACCTGTTGCACTTACACCACTTATTGATGTATCTAGTTGTACCTCAATAGTGCCTATTGATCCAGTAGAACTTACACCACTTATTGATGTGTCTAGTTGTACTTCAACAGTACCTATAGAACCTGTAGCTGAAACACTTTCAAGATCTTCTGTAGGTTGTTCTTCTACATCCCCTATAGAACCTGTCGCTGAAACACCTGTAAGTGTGGTATCTAGTTGTTGTTCTGTAGTACCTATAGAGCCTGTTGAAGAAACACCTGTAAGTGTGGTATCTAGTTGTTGTTCTGTAGTACCTATAGAGCCTGTTGAAGAAACACCTGTAAGTGTAGTATTCAGTTGTACTTCAACAGTTCCTATAGAACCTGTAGCTGATACACTTACTAATGCTTCAGTAGGTTGAACTTCTATTGTGCCTATAGCACTTGTACCTACAACACCTGTAGCTGTTAATAAGACTTCTGCTTTAGGTGTGACAGTTCCTACAGCACTTGTACCTACAACACCTGTTACAGCTATAATCGGTGTTACTCTACCGTATCTTGCTGTACCAAATGTACCTGTACCATATAGTGCGTCATTTGCACCATATGTTGCCATTTTAAGCTATCCTAACGATTGCATTACTTGCGTCTGCGGCAGGAAATGAGACAGTAAAATCACCTGCTGTAGATGCAACTGTTCCACCAAAACTAATAACAGCTATTGCTTTATTGCTCTGGCTTGAATTATAGATAACTGCACCTGCAGCTGAGATAGTAGCATTAGACCATGTGGTATCAGCAAAGTCTAATAGGGCTGTTGTTCCTGATGTACTAATTGCAGCACTAGCTAAAGTGTTACCACCTGATGAGTAGTTTGTGCCTGATGCTTCATCTGAATTACCTGTAACATTAGAGTAATTTGTAGTAGCTGCGCCATAAGTCCCAGATTCTCCAGACTTAATAAGAGCTATCTTAATAGTATTTGTATCTAAATCGTGCGTACCACCTAAGAGTTCACCCTTAAAAGATGTACACATTGCAGTTGTAACACCCATATCTTTTTCCTTTATAAAATCTTTATGTTAAAAGAGAGGGCAAGTCTCCCTGCCCCCTCAATTAGTGTTATTAAGCTAGTTGGTCTCTATCAACCTCTGTAGCTTTGCCTGATGCACCAAGATCATTACAATCAATGATGCAAGCATAGGCTCTTAGTCTTCCTGTAGCAGGAGCTGCACCTGCAATTTTACAATCAATAGTATCAGTAGCTGATTGAAATTGCGTAAACAAAGATGCTGCACCTGTTGTTACATCGTTAGACTGTCCATTAGACCCTTCAGCACAGAATCCTGTTGAGGTAATATCAGCACCATCAATTATGTCATCTCCTGCTGCAAAGTCCATATCCAAAGTACAGCTTCCAGTGAATGCTTTCTCTACTTCAGCACCTGCAAAAAGCACTAGGCAACCTGCAGGGATTTCAAGTAGTTGAAAGATATCACCATCTGCTCCAGAATATCCTTCAGCCACAAGTGCGTCAATATCCAAATAAGCTTGGACCATACGCATCGTAGCCATTCCAGTATTGGATGGTAGGGCAGCGATAGAGTTAGATGATACTCCAGTAGTACTGGAAGAAGTCATATCATAAGTAGCCATTGTCTAATCCCTCCCTATATTCCAGATACATAGTATGCTCTAGAAAGTGCCTCTGGTTTGAGGATCTTTCTGCCATACAAATGCATACCACGAACAATGTCAGCAAAGCTGTCAGGGTCCCGGTAGGTTTCTGTTTTATTAATCTGCTCTGCAGTAGCTACAGCAGAAGAATGACCTGCACAAATTACACCAAAATGGGTAGAACCTGTAGCAGTTGCTCCTGTTGCACCATTACCTTTAGCAGGAAGATTGTTAGACATGTAGACTTTAAAGCCATGCACATTGTTTAGAATAAGTCCATTTTGTAGACCTGATCCACCAAAGTCAGAATTAAAAAGTCTTGAGTCTTCATCTTTCATAAGTTCTGCAAAAACAGGATCTATAACCAACCAACGCTCCGAAGAAGGAACAAACTGTTGATCAAGTTTCCTTGACATTCTTGCAATAACACCTAAAGGAGTTGCATTAGCAGTTGTTGTGTTAAGCGAATCACCACCTGCTCTTGGTTTAACAACAATAGAATTACCTGCTGTACCACCATTAAAGTCATTAGCATCAACAAGCATAGAGTCTAAAAGTTCATTAGATTCTGCAGTTGCAACAGCTTTAGTGCCTGAAACAGTGTCATTAGCTGTACCTGCTACAGAACTAATGCTTGACTGCTTCCAACCTGCCATATAACCAAGAACTTCTTGATCATACTGATCAGATAGACGGTAGGCTGCACGATCAGATGCTAAACTTCCAAAGTTCACATGCGAGTGAGCTTCTTCAATATCATCGACTTTAAAAGCATAGTAGTTTGCTTTATCAATTACAAGCGAGAAATCCTCATCATCAAGGTCTTGAGGAGTAATTTGTGTTCCTCTAGCATACTCTTTGACGGTAATCTCTGGCTCTTTAATAATTCTGACGGTATCACCCATAGCGGCAATCTCGCCAAAATAATCGGAATTAGTAACCTGCCCTACGACAGTACTCTTCCGTAAAGCTAATTGAACCTGCTTAGAATAGATAACTGGTGAAAAGTTACCATTAGGCAGATTACCATAGCCAGCTGCGGTTTTAAAAGCCATAATAAAATCCTCCTGATTGTTTGGCTTATTGAAAAGCTAAACATCTTAGAAGAGGCTATATTTTCTAGAGTGCATATAACTATAAGATAGCAAGTCTTAAAGCCTATGGGTCTTTACTTATATAGGTAGTCTTTTATTAGTTTAGTCTTTATATTACTCACACACAAAGGTAGTCTATAGCAGAGGCTTTGTGTCTAAGGGTTAGTTATACTGATAAAATGTTTTTTGTCAACACTTATCTAGCATTTCCTGAGATATCATACACAAATTTGCCAGATTTAATGGCTTCATGTATGATTTCTGCATTTTTCTCATAGTCTTTATCCGACATTTTCTGTACATCAGACTCTCTAATCTTTGAAGAAGACTCAGTAATATCTACTCTTGCCTTAGATCCTTTGTCTACCAATGAGGCAGCAGCCTTTGTCTTATTTTTGCGATCAGATCTCGTAAGTCCATTATCAACCTTATACAGATCCAACACACGTACAACTGAAGGAGCATCATCCGTATTTTCGTACAGAGCGTTCTGAACCCACTTAGGCTGTTCTTCAACCCAATTATGAAATTCATCGGAATCACGTAAGTCATCAAAGTCTGAATGTGCTTCCCTAATTGCATTCTCTGCCTGACTCCTTGTTGCTTCTTCTTTTGCTTTACTAAGTTCTTCTAGTTGTATGTTGGCTCTCTCAAACATTTGTTTTGCACGTTTGTCGGCTATTGTCTCCACCATCCCTGCTACATCAGGGTATTTATCTACCCATGCCTGTAGGTCTTCATCAGACTTTGGTGGTACAAGTTTTTTTGTTTGACCAAGTTGATTTTCTAGCTCCTTAATTTTGGCATTGTATTCTTTCTCTTTAGCAGCTAGGTGTCTCCTTACATCTCCATAGCGAGTTTTAAAAGATTTTTCTTCATCTGTAAGTTCAACTTCTTCCTTATCTTTCTTAGAAGTTTCCTTAGTTTCTACTTCTCCTTTTTGCTCATCTATTAACTCTTTGAGTTCTTCTTCTTCTTTCTTTATTTTTTCGTCATAGGCACTATTCTTTTTATTGACTAAGACTTTTTTTGGTTGTTCTACTGTATCTAATTCTGGCATTTTTGATCCTTTCTTGGGGTCAACCGAAGTTGAGTAGCCAAATTACTTTCTATTGCCTAGGCCCTTTCCTCTAGGCTTCTTAGGGGTACGCTTTGGTTTGTTTAATAACCCTCCTTTGTTCCCTCCAAACTTCCCCGGAGCAAGATTTTCATCATCTCCACCACTATAAGCTTTTGATAAACTTGCTTCAGATGTCTTTTTCTGATCTCCTGTTACACCCTCTGCTGACTTTTCTAATTTAGTTTTAGCTGTAGTAACATTTTTTCTATCCAATAACTCTGCAGATGGTGTAATATTATTTGATTTACCTGAACCATTTAGAGCATTATTATCACGACCAGAAGGGGTAGTAGTAGTAGTAGTAGGATCTTTATCAATCATATCTTTAAACCCACCTAAAACAGTTGCACCTGCTATAATAGGACTAATACCTGTTGCTGTCATAAGAGCAAATTTAGCAGCTGCTTTGAACATGTCGAAAGCATTAAAGCTACTCCCTGTATCATTAACAATAGTATCAATCTTATCTTGATTAACTTTTTGACCTTTCATAGCATTAATTTCTTCACCTGCTAATCTAAACCTTTGGAAAAAAGAAAGATTACCATATACTTCTGGACTTAGGTTTAATCTTTTAGCAGAAATTTTTAAAGATTCAGCACTTTGTCTATTTCTTGCTTCCATCTCTAAGGCTGATGGTTCATCTCTTTCTTTCTTTGCTGTTGTTTGAGGCTGTGCAGCAGTAAAAGGTTTTTCAGACCAAGGAGATTTTGTAAACTCCTCATAGTTTGGATTAGGTAAAAACTTTTGTTGTCCATTAACCATTACCAGTTTGCCCCAAACTGTTTTACTACCTAATTCAGGGTGGTAAAACGTCTTAGCATGGGTAATTCCCTGCTTTGCTAAATTTTGTTGATTAACCTGACCCAAGGCACTGTATGGACCATAGCCTGTTACACCTGCATCTCCAAAGTTAAAAGACCCTGCTTTAGTTATCTCATTCATTTCTTTTTGTCTAGGGCTAATTAAAGGCCCCTCATTAGCATGTATCACTCCACCAAGAGCTTTCTTCTGTCTTTCTTTTTGTTCTTCTTCTGCCCCTCCGATTGCAATCATTGTCATAGACATAGGCTCACCACCTATTCTACCTGTGGCATCCATCTCTGCAAGACCACGTTTTGCTTCCATCCTAAGATCTTCAAAGAACTTCACACCGTAATACTGAACGACATCAGCAGGAACAACATACTCACCCTCACTTAATTGTGCAGGTATATCATCACGAACTTCTTTAGCTAATGATCCGGGTGGAACATCATTACCACTTACAGGATCAACATTCATACCATCATCTTTCATGCCACCTTCTTGAAATAAACTCATCTGTTGTTCCATTGCCATTCCACCTTTGTTAAATAAACCAAAATAAGGATTTTCTCCAGTAGCTCCAAATTTAGGTATTGTTTGTTCTTGTACATTATTAGTTTCTTCTGGTTTATATTGTTGTTCAAACGATTCTTTTATTTTTTGACTTCTATTTTTTACTGCTTGATCATATGCTTCTTTTGCTTGTTTATAAGCAGCAGTTTGTTGAAACTTATATTCAGCAATTTGTCTTTGTTCATAACTACTAGCATTTTTAAATTCAGGATCATCTCCAAGCATTTGCCCTAACTTGTTTTGAAGAGTTTGAACCTCACTTGGTTCTCTTTCATAATCGTATCCGGGTCGTAAAGGTGTCCCATATTCATCATACTGAGGCCCTTCTGGTCCGTATTTAAGGTATTGTGCTTTAAAATTGCTAAAAGCTTTATCTTTAGCTTGATCAGAATATGTAGGTTTGTATTCAGGAAAAATATCTATTAAAGGATGTGGCTGTTTCTTTTGCCACTCTTCAAAACCTTCAGGGTACATAGACACTGAAGTTGTTCCTTCTAAAGGTTTAATCATTGGAAATGCAGGATCATATAATGCAGGATCTGTTGTCATACCCTCTAAACCTTCAGGCATAGAAATTTGGTCAGGTGTTTCTATTACAGGATTAATTGTAGTCGGTATTGGATCTGGATCTTCTACAGCCGTTTCACTAATGTCAGCTATAGGTTGATCATCAATAGCTTCTCCAGTTGTAGGATCTTTAATTCCTTCTCCTGTCACAGTATTTTGGGGTGGTTGTTGTAGTGGTAATCCAGTTCCAGATCCACCCTGATTATAAACAATCGTACCTTGATGAGCTTTAATAGGTTTTTGAAACAGACCCATCTGCTGTTCCATTGTTAGTCCACCTTGGTTGTAACCTGCATCTTTTTTTTCTAAATAACGATTAACACTTGGAATTTTTGATACAAGTGTTTTTATTTTATTAACATCTTTAATAGTTGTTAGTCCTCTTTCTTCTAAAACTTCATCAACTCTTAATACAATTTTTTCATAGTCTGTTTTTTCAGAAGATTCTTTAGAGCTAGATAATTTACGCATACGAGTTTTATCAGCCAGATCAGATTTAAAAAAATTTTTAGGGTCAACAGGTGTTTTATACAAAGTATTAAATTCATCTGAAGGTGCAAATTTAACATATTTTGTTGTGCTAAAACCAGAATAATAATAATTATCAGTAAGATGACCACGTAAAGATTTTAACTGATCATCATTTAATCTCATTAAATCTTTTTTACTTTGTTTTAATAAACTACTTACAAGAGAACTAATTTTTTCTTCCATGCTGTCTACACTTTTTATGACTTTCATTTCTGTGGTATCATAAAGTTTTTCTAATTTTTTTATTTCTATTTTTTCTTTTGATGTATTTACAGCATACTCATTTTTTGTTTTTAATCTAAGTATAGACTCATCAATTAATTTTTGTTCATTACTGACTTTTTTATAATTACTTTTTACACTATTTAAAGCTTTTATAGTAGAAGCTAATGGTGTTTTTGCAGCAGCTTTAATCCCTTTTGTAGGTGGTAAAAGATCACCTGCTTGTTTTAATCCTGCTAATGTTCCTAGTGCTGTACCTCCTGCAATAAAATCTCTTCTACTTATTCCTTCCTTTTGAGGAACTTTTTTAGCCACATCATCTGTAGCACCTAAAGGCATTACTAATTCTTGAAGAGATTTCACTCCTGAACCAACACCTCTACTTACCATAGGAGCTAATGTAGAAGCATATTTTTGAGCCATAGGACCAGCTGCTAATCCTAAAGTTTCTATAAGAGCTTCTGCTCCAGATTCTATATCCTTACCACCACTTTCAAAAAACTTACCTGATTTTTGTCCTGCAGATTCAATCCACTTAACAGGGTTTAATAACTCATTAAGTGCTGCATAAGTATCAGGATCAGTCACAGTGTCAGCCACTATTTCAGGAAGTTCTTTTATAAGTTGAACGTGC